TTTTCTGCCTTTCCCTCTCCGACACAGTCGGTAATCCACCAAGACAGTCCATTTACAGCCAGACCAGTCGGGAATTAACCCGATGCCAGCCAAGCAGTCCAAAGCCCTACGAGGGGCAACCAAACCAAGGCTTGCCAGCATCCCATTAAAGGGTGCTAATAAACTCCAAGATGTCAAAGACCTTTGCGCGATCATAGATATGCCGCTTCTGCCATGGCAAGAGTACGTTCTCAAGGACATGCTGGGCGTGGACAAGAAGGGCATGTGGATTCGCAAGACAAACCTGCTGCTTATTGCTCGACAGAACGGAAAGACCCACTTAGCTCGTATGCTTATCTTGGCTCACCTGCTTAAATGGGATAGTAAGAACGTCCTTATCATGTCCTCGAATCGAAGCATGGCTTTGGACACCTTTAGACAAGTCGCACAAGTATTGGAGAACAATGACCACCTCAAAGGCTTCGTCAAACAGATCAGGTACGCCAACGGCACAGAGTCTATTGAGATGCTGGATGGAAGAAGGCTGGACGTTGTTGCGGCTACTAGAGATGGCTCTCGCGGAAGAACTGCAGACTTCCTCTTCATTGACGAACTCCGAGAGATTAACGAAGAAGGATTTAGAGCTGCTATCCCTACAACTAGAGCGCGTCCAAATGCTCAAACGCTTCTTACCTCAAATGCAGGAGATGCTTTCTCGGTAGTCCTTAACGGAATGCGAGAACGAGCCCTAGAGAACCCGCCGAAGTCTTTTGGCTTTTACGAGTACTCGGCTCCCCAGTATTGCAAGATTACGGATCGTGTTGGTTGGGCTCAAGCCAATCCAGCACTCGGATATACGATAAGCGAGGAAGCCCTTGAAGAAGCAGTTGCGACAAGCCCTATTGAGAACACTAGAACAGAGCTATTGTGTCAATGGATCGATTCTTTGGCGAGCCCGTGGGCTCATGGAATCCTTGAGGAGACGAGCGACTCAACACTCACGATTCCTGTGGGCGGTTATACAGTATTTGCATTTGATGTCAGTCCGTCTCGCCGTAATGCAAGTTTGGTTGCTGGGCAAATACTCCCAGATGGTCGCATCGGAGTTGGAATCCTACAGACGTGGGAATCACAAGTAAGCGTTGATGATCTAAAGATTGCGGTGGACATCAAGGCATGGGCTGACCAGTATCGCCCAAGGCAAATCTGCTACGACAAGTACACAGCCCAGTCAATCGCGGACAAGCTCTCTAACGCTGGACAGATCGTGCAGGACATCTCTGGCGCATCTTTCTATCAGGCGTGCGGAGACCTTAACGACAGCCTTAACTCAAAGCGCCTTGTTCATTCAGGTCAGGAGAACTGGATTCAGCAGATGAATAACTGCGCAGCCAAAGTTAATGATTCGGCTTGGCGCATTGTTAAACGCAAGAGCGCGGGAGATGTCTCTGGAGCGATTGCTACTGCCATGGTTGTTCACATGCTTTACAAACCACAACAGGTAGCGGCTATATACACAGAATAATCTAGATGTAGTGTATAATTGCCTTCTATGGGTCTCTTTTCGCGTAAGCCACAAATATTAGAAGCGCAGCTTGCGCCACAGGTCATGGGCGAGAATCTGCCCTCACTCTATAACGCGATTCAGCTTCGAGTCTCTCGCAAAGATGCGATGTCTGTGCCATCAGTAGCCAGAGCCCGCAACCTTATCTGTGGAACAGTTGCAGGAATCCCTTTAGAGTATTACAACAAGCGCACAGGCGAATCTATCGCTGCGCCACGCTGGGTTAATCAACTAGCAAAGAACCAACCTTCATTTATTACTATCTGCTGGATCGTAGATTCACTCTTGTTCTACGGAGTCTCTTATCTTCGTGTTACAGAGCGTTATCAGGAAGATGGTCGCCCTGCCGCGTTCGAATGGATTGCTAACGCTCGCGTTACATTCACAACTGACCTAGAAGGCATTATGGTCACGCAGTATTACGTTGATGCTGCACCAATCGCCATGAATGACATCGTTACTATTCAGGGATTCGATGAAGGAGTTCTAGAGCGCGCTGGTCGCACTATCCAATCAGCGATTGACATTAACAAGTCTGCTGCCATTGCTTCTGCTACTCCGATGGCTTCTGGAATCTTAAAAAACACAGGCGCAGACCTTCCAGCCAATGAGGTCTCTGGTCTCCTTGCAGCTTGGAAGCGTAGCCGCAATAATAACTCGACTACTTAACTAGCACTCTTGAGTTCCAGCCTACACAATTCTCACCTCGTGAGATGATGATGGTAGAAGCGATTCAGAACCTTTCTACTGAAATTGCTCGCGCTATGAACGTGCCAGCCTATTACCTATCATCAGATCAGAACACAACTATGACTTATGCAAACGTGACAGAAGAGCGCAAGCAGTTCTTTGCACTTAGCATTGAGCCTTACATTCAGGCTATTCAGGCTCGTCTATCTATGGATGACATCTCTACAGCAGGACACGAAGTTCGCTTTGCAGTCTTTGACACTTTCCTCAAGCAAGACCCAATGGTCGAACTTGGCGTGATTGAGAAGATGCTATCTCTAGGGCTGATTACAACTGAACAGGCTATGGAAATGACAGATTTAACTCCTAACGGAAGCGAAGGACTAAGTTAATGGAAACTCTATACATCGAAGCATCCTCAATCGAATGTAGCGAAGAACGCCGCGAGATTAGCGGCAAAATCGTACCTATGGGAACTGGCGAAATCGGCAACACTAATCTTGGTGGCGTTGTATTCGAAGCTGGTTCTATTGAGATTGACGATCCATCAAAGATTAAATTGCTATCACAGCACGACATGAAGAAGCCAGTTGGTCGCATGGTTACAGCCACAGTTCGTCCAGATGGCATCTACGCAACTTTCAAGTTGTCACGTTCAACAGGTGGCAACGATGCACTTGTCATGGCTAGCGAAGGTCTCGTTTCCGGACTTTCAATCGGTGCAGAGATTATCAAGTCAGCACCATCACGCGAAGGTCACACAGTTGTGACAGCCGCCAAACTCAAAGAAGTTTCTCTAGTAACAGAGCCAGCCTTTAAGTCTGCTCAGGTGCTTGAGATCGCAGCAGAGGAAGTTATCCCTGCTGAAACCCAACCAGAAAGCGAGCCACAAGTGGAAGAAACCACTCAGGTAGAAGCTCCAGCAGTTGAAGCAGCAGCCGAAGAAGCAGCTCGCCCAACAGTTGCAGCATCTCACTACACCCGCGAGCGCGTTGCACCTATCTCAGGAGCGCAATACCTCGAAGCATCTATCAAGTCAGCCCTCGGTGATGACGAAGCCCGCCGCGTAGTACGCGCAGCAGACGATTCAACATCAACCAACACAGGACTTACACTCCCACAGCACCTCAACACATTCATCACAGACACCTTCACAGGACGTCCAGCGTTTGAGGCAGCAACACGTCAGGCACTTATCGACAGCGGAATGTCATTCACAGTTCCACGTCTTTACACAAACGCTTCATCTGCTGATGTCGCACCAACAGTTGCAGACACCAACGAAGGTGCAGCACCATCAGAAACTGGCATGACATCTGCTTATGACACAGTTTCAATTAACAAGTTCTCTGGACTACAGCGCGTATCTTTCGAGCTTGTAGATCGTTCATCACCTGCGTTCATGGAACTCATGATGGCAGAACTCCGCAAGGCATACGAGAAGGCAACAGATAACGCTCTCCTCGCAGCTTTCGTGGCAGACGGCACAACAGCCGCTACAACAGCAGCAACAGCAGCAGGACTCCAGTCATTCATCTCTGTAGAAGGCGCAGCCGCATACAAGGGTACAGGCGGAGACTTCGCTAACAAGCTTGTTGCATCAACAGACCAGTGGGCTGCTATCGCAGGATACGCAGACACAACAGGTCGCGCACTTTACTCTGCACAAGGCGCAACACAGAACGCATCAGGCAACGCGGTAGCGACCTCGGTCGTTGGTGGCGTACTTGGTACAGACCTCATCGTAGATCACAACATCTCAACATCAGGCATCGTAGATAACTCTGCGTTCCTTGTTGCACCAGCATCAGTCTACGTCTGGGAATCACCAACCACACAGCTTCGTGTGAACGTACTTACATCTGGCGAGATTGAAATCAACCTCTACGGATACCTCGCAATTTACTTGGCTAAGTCAGGTAAGGGCGTACGTAAGTTCAACCTTACATAATAGCAACACCCTAAGTCGCTAGGGGGGCTGCCAGAGCCCTTGCAGCTCCCCTAGTCTTTAGAAAGGATAACAATGAGCATCACAACAGTCGCAGAGCTTCGTACCGCACTAGGTATTGGAACTCTCTATACTGATGCAGTCTTGCAGTCAGTCTGCGATGCAAGTGATAATGTCTTGTTGCCTTTTCTATGGACTAACACGACTCCGATTATCGGACACAGCAACACCGCTAACACAGGCACTTCTTACTTTAATGACTATGTACAAGACGTGTTCTACGTTGGTCAAGTCTTAAACATCACAGGATGCGGTTCAAAGCACAACGGCAATAAGACCATCACAGGCGTTGGTGAGAAGTCAGTAACCTACGCAATCACAGGCAACAACAACACTCCTGCAATCTTCCACCCGATTAACCCTTACGGCACAGCGGCAGCAGATACCTATGTTGATTACACAACCATCCCTGCTATTCAGGAAGCAAGCCTCATGATCAGCGTGGCTATCTGGCAAGCGCGTCAAGCCCCAACAGGTCAAGGCGTATCTATTGACGGCTACGCACCAAGCCCATACACAATGTCTAACCAGCTCATGGCAAGAATCCGTGGACTCATCAGTCCGTACCTGTCGCCTTCATCTATGGTGGGCTGATGCCAGCGATAACTACCCTACGCAGCACGATAGCGGCTGCCTTAACTGACAACAGCAAGTGGAGCGTGTTCTCGTTCCCACCTGCTACGCCTATTGCTAACAGCGTTATTGTCAGCCCTGCTGATCCTTACCTAGTGCCTAGCAATAATGACTACACAGCCATCGCACCCCTAGCAAACTTTACTATCACAATCCTTGTGCCATTACTGGACAATCAAGGAAACCTCGCAGGAATTGAGGATGACGTAGTACGCCTCTTCCAGCTTCTCGAAGCATCAAGCATTGTGTTCAACGTAGGCAGCGTGTCCAGCCCTAAGGTGCTGAACCTACCTACTGGAGACTTACTGGCTTGCGATGTCGCAATCAGTACCCTAACGGAATGGAGCTAGTCATGAGCGACTGGGAAAAGGAGCGAGACGCTTTTCTTGCGAAAATCGGACAAA